TACCAGCACAGCCCGTCCTCGCTGGACCAGGCCACTCCGTAGCCCATGCTCACCACAGACGGTGGGGACGCGCAGGCTTGCTGCATTTCCAGCGGCTGCTGGTCCATGGCATCCGGCCCGGAGCCAGCCACCAGCAGCGGCCGCCCGGTCGTCAGCAACACCACCGTCTGGCCGAAGAAGCCAATGGCCAGCGGTTTGGAGTCCGGAGGCAGAATCTCGTAGCGGATGGGCCATGCGTATGGCACATATGGCTCGCAGAACCGCAGGCCGTTGCCGCTTATTCCAGCAGCCATGCCGTTCCACAGCGCCGTGAGCTGGCTCAGGTCATCTGGGGCCGGTAGCCAGTCCGATGTCTCCAGCACATCACCCAGCGCGCGCCCATCGTCGGTGGTGCTGATGGATGTCGAGGCGATTTCCCGCAGGAAGAAGAACTGCGTATCCCCGCTTTGCCCGGTCTGGGTGCGGTAGATGCGGATGCGGTTGATGCCGTAGTTTCCGCTCGGAGCCGGCGCAAAGCCGCTGATATCAATACGGTCGTTTGGCAGGCAAATCAGTTCTAGCGATGGCGCAGCCGGAGCACCCTCTTGGCCGATGTCGGTGACGTAGGTGTAGGTGTAATAGCGGGTCTGTGTCAGCTCTTCAGACAACACCAGTTTGGATGATTCGCACAGCGATGTGAACACGCGCTGCACAACATCGAACGAAATCTTCGACGTGACGCCCGACGTGAGCGATGTCAACGTGACGCTGTCGCCAAAAAGCATGTTGTTGCTGTGGACAGCCGTTGCGCCAACCACAACGGCATTGAGGTCAGCGGCGAACGAGTCATAAGTCACGCCGCCACCAATACCAGCAGAGAAGGTGACCATCACAGGTGGCAAGGCATCAATCCGGATGCGCCATTGATCACCAACGGCTGGCAACTTCGGGCACTGCAACCCACTAAAAAGTCCGATACCGGCACCAGTCACAGAAAAAACCATCGCGGCTGAAGAAACAGGATTGCTGCTGCCCGATGATTTGAACGTCGATTCGGTGTAGGTCGCCTCGCCATCGAGGTAAGTGCTGCCTGAAACAACCCTGCGTTCGATCTTGAACGACACATCCACCACGTCAGACGTGATGCGCACCCCACCAGCGGGGTAGTCTGGCGCGGTCAACACGCGCGACGACACGCCGCCCAGCGGATCAATCTGAGCCGCCAGAGACGCTTGAGTCACCACCCCGCCGGCGCCGGCCGTCAGCACCACATCCATCGCAGCGGCATTGCCCAGGGCGATGCGCAGCGTGTCTCCGACCTTGAGCAGCGCGACTTCCGCGCCCGCGATGGTGACAACCTGCTTTCCGCCATCTGGGTCTGTCGGTGGTGGAGATGTCGCCACCACCCGGCATGGTGTGACAGGCCTCGGCACTCCAAGCGCGCGCGCTGACGTTGGGTACGGCTCAGTGGCTAGCGCCTGGGTCGTGTCGGTCCATTTTGGGGCGCCGTCGCCGGTGTAGTAGATGCGCTCGGTCGTTCCATCAGACTCGAATCCCCGGATGGCGTGCACCACCGTGGGCCATGAAAGCCAGTACAGGCTGTCGCTGGCCACGTCGCGCCCCATTCGGTAGATCGTCTTGCGGCCGGCTGGCACTGTAGCCACGGCCACCGGCTGATTCCAAGGTCGCAGTCCGCCCCCGCCCGGCTTCTGGTTGCGGCTGACCGTGCCAACGGAATCCGGCAGCAGCTTGGCGTGCAGCGCGCGGATCTCGCCAAAGAAACCAGAGAGTCGGATCACTTCCATGATGCCGCTTAAATTTCTTTGCTCTTCTGAGCGCTCTTCGTGGCCAGCAGGCCCTTCAGCTCGATGCCCAGGTCATTTGCGTAGGCCTGCATGTAGGCCATGGCCCGGCTCGGGTTGGCCGCGTACTCGGTGTTGCGCGAATAGCAGCGGTACTTGATGTAGTTCACCAGGGCGTTCTTGAACAGGTCGCCCAGGGCGAAGTTGCCCGTAACGTCCGCGTAGGTCGTGCCCGTGATCGGGATTGCGGTCGGCAGCATGGAGACTTCGGCCTCCACCGACGCGCCGGCCGCCGCAGGCGGGTAGACCTCGAAAGCCTTGGGCTCGCGCGGGTCGTACAGGAAGTGGATGATGTCGACCACGCCGGTCTGAGCGCGCCAGCCCGGCACCTGGGCATCCAGCAGCTTGCGGTCCACGCTGGTGATGGCGCGCTTGCTGGTGGTGTTGCACAGCACGTCGATCAGCTTCTCGCCGCCTTCCGGCAGGGCCTGCTTGAAGCCTGCCGCCATGGCGATGGTCGTTGGTGTGTTCTTGGCGTCTGGCCTGTGCGTCACGATGTCGCGCTGGCCGTCATTGAAGGCCGCGCACAGGAGGGGGATTTTCCAGCGGATGCTGGTCAGGTCGTTGAGGTCGTCCGCGACTTCCTTGATGATGGACTGGGCGGTGATGGCCATGGAAGACCCTTAGAAGGTTCGTGCGCGGCCGCGCGGCATGGCCGAAGAGAAGCCGCGTTCCGCCTGGAACCCGATGGATGCGATGCGGTTGTCGAAGCGAGACTCAAGCAGCAGGCCCTTTTGCACATTGGTGTAGGGCTTGTCGGCCTGCTGCATCAGGGATGCCATGGCGCCGCGCGCGATGTCCTGCGCGTACTGGTCAAACAGGTAGTCCTCGATGCCGGCGGCAGCGTCTGATGGCTTCACCACCACCTGTAGCTTCAGGATCAGGCCGGCGGCCTTGACCGTGATCAGCGTGAGGTTCTTGCGATCGGTCGTAAAGATGCAGTCGGAGATCCCGGCCGGGTAGGTCTGCCAGTCGCTTGGCAGGCTTGCCTCGGTCGTGATGATGATGTCGCGGCCGTCCAGGGTCGCGCGCTCCATGCGCATCAGCTCGGATTCGGTGGGCAGCGGGATGGTGTAGACAGTCGTGTCGGCCAGTGTGGTGACATCGGCCAGCCACACTTTCCAGACATGCGTGCCGGCGCAGAACTTCTGCGCGGCTCGCTTGAGGTGATGGTCAACCGTGGGAATCGGGCAACCGATGACATCGGGCAGGATGTCGGGGTAAAAGTCCGCCCACGGTTTGATCGCCATGGATCAGTCTTCTTCCATGTTGTGGGCAAGGCGTGCCTTGCAGTTATGGCGCAAGCGTGCCTCGGTCAGGCCGTCCACGTCGCGCTGGGTGATGCCGATGGACCTGGCGTATGCCTTCAGTTCATCGCCACCGATGGATTCAATGTCCACGCTCTTCGCGCGGCTGAAAGCCGGAGGCACCAGAAACGCAGGCGCAACCAGTTGAGCGGGCTTGACGCTGGGCTTGGTGCGGGCCTTCTTAGGGGCTTTCACAGCCGGAGCCTTCTGCGTCTTCACCTTCTCAGCTGGCTGCGCCGTTGTTTTCTGCGCAGCCGTTGGAGCACTCTTGCGCTCCTGCGCACTCTTGCGCGCGTACACACCCCGCGGCATCGCTTTAGCCGCCGTTCAGCGCGGGACGCGCGAGGACCGTCAGGCGGATCTTGGCGCCGACAACCAGGATCGCAGCAGCTGCTGCGATCTTGATGCCGAAGCCGCGATCAGCGGAAGACGGGGCAATGAAGGCGAAATCCTTCTTGGTCGGGCCGGCGATGCCACCGGCCTGGCCGACAGTCGATGCCGCGAAGGCCTCGCTGCCACAGGTGCGGGTGTTGTCGGCCGCGCCAGCAACGCCGGATATCAGGCCCATATCCAGCGTGATGGCAGGCGCGCCGCCGCTGTCCAGGTCTTCGGTTGCCAGGATGGCATCAACCGGTACATAGCCGGCCGGCAGGTTCACCATTTCGATCACGTCGTTGATGACGACACCGGCCGGAACCGTGTAGTCGCCGACCAGCGGAATGACCTCGAAACCGTCCGCACTGATGGCGGGCAGTTTGTCCACGATCTGGGACGCTTGACGCAGAGTAGGCATGTTGTGCTCCTATGAATTTCTGCTGAGATTGGGATGCATGTGACCTTGGCCGCCCGCAGGCAGCCAAGAGCCATCAGGCGATTTCGGTGTAGGCCGTGTCAACCGCCTGGACGCCGAAGTCCATGCCGTTGTAGCGGGTCTTGTCGAAGCCGGCGATCATGCGGATCACGATCACCTGCTCCTCACCGTGGTCCAGATCGGACTCGGACAGCTCGAAGCGCACATTGCCCTTCTGGCCCTTGGTGCCGTGAGCCACGGCCACTGCATGAGCGCCAAGGAACAGGTTGCGCACAGCCTTGAATGTGCCGCCAGCACCGTAGTCGTTGAACTTGATGCAGTTCTCATGCTCGGTAATCAGTGCGCCGTTGTAGTAGGCGTCACCACCCTGGAAGATTGGGCTCTTGGCGCCCACGGCGGAGGCCTTGGCCTTCTCCAGGGTCAGCCAGCCGGCGTCCCCCACTTCGCGTCGCAGGTCGTACATCGACTCGGCGCTGGTCAGCAACACAAAATGCTTGCCGCCGTCAACGTCGATTGGCGTCATGCGCACGCCCTTGCCTTCCACGCCCATCATCTTCTTGGCGCGCACCAGGGCGCGGTCGATGACGGCGGTGCCCATCTTGCTAGCCTCCAGCATGGTCGCCTTGGTCAGACCGTCACCAACCTGCCAGTGGTTGGCATCCGGAGCCACGAAGGCGTTGGGGAAGCCAGCGTAGCCCACCGGGTAGTGGGTGATCTCGTCGCCCACACCACGCGCGCCGGCGGCGGTCATGTGGCACTGCTCGTCTTGCACCTCGGCGATGTAGTCCGACAGACGGGCGCGCACCTGGGAGGCGATGTTGTGACGCACGCGCTTCTGGGCCATGATGTCGCCACAGTTGACAAGCTGGCGGTGCTTGTCGATGCGCATCTTGTGGGTGAAGTGCGACAGCTTCTGCTCGCGGCCCTGGCCCTTTTCGTCGCCCTCAATCGGCTTGCCACGAAGTTTGGCGATCAGGGTGGTGGTGACTTCATCGCCGGAGCCGGAATCCAGCTCGGTCTTGGCCACCACGGGCATGGCGGCATCTTCGCCGCCGGTCATCTTGTCCCAGAAGGACTTCTTCTTCGAGTCGACCGCCACTTTGGCGGACCATACTTTGACTGCCGCCGGATCGGTGGGCAGGATTGCAGTGCGTGCCATGTGTTCTCCTTTGAACGTTGAGCACGACACACTCCTGCGTGTCTATTAACCGGGCCGGAGCCCGGCACCTTACGCGGTGTTACCCGCGATTTCCATCGGTGGGCGACAAATAACGATACCTTTATCTGCGACCACGCGCAACCGGGCTCGCTGCCCGTCTTTTTTCTCGACTGTCACCTTCACGTTTCCGATCATCAGTGACTGCCCAACCCGAACGTCCATGCAGACGCCCGAGTTGTTCTTTCCGTCTGTTTTTTGCTGGCTCATACACCTGCCATGAGCTTTTCGACCTCGGCCGGCGACATGCCTGCCATGGCGCGCTCCAGGTCGTCGCCTTCGAGCGTGCCGAACTTGGCAATGGCATCGTTGTCGCCCAGGGCGCGGTCTGCGTTGGGCATATGGCCCAGGGTTGTGAGGTTGTGGCGCTGCGCCGCGTTTACTGGGGCTGCGGCTGCAGGTGCTCCAGCGGGCTTGTCGCCAGCGGCCGGTGCCGGGGCTGCCTTCACTAGCTCTGGGTGGCGGATCTTCATCAGGGCATGCGCTTGCGCCAGGGCCCACTTGGAAGCCTTCAGGCCAACGTCAGACATTCCTTTCTCGGTTGCTTCCTGCCCGAAAGCGCGCACAAGGCCGTTGAGCTCCTTGTTCAGCGCCTCGTTGCCCTTGTAGTCGATGCCCTCGGTCTTGGCTGCGGCCATCAGGCTGCCCACTTCCTTGCCCCAGGCGTTGGCAATCTCCTGCTGGGCGGCCGCCTCGTCGCGCTGGGCGATCTTGAGGGCCGTCTTCAGATCTGCAATCGTCTCGTTTGCCGTTTCGATAGCCGCATCTGCCTTGGCCCTGATTGCGTCGTACTCTTCGAAGTCGATCTCGCCGTCATGGAGCTTCTTCAGGGCGGCCTTGTCTTCTTCCTTGGCTGCGTTCTTGGCGGCGGTGGCCGCTTCGATCTGGGCCTGGGCGTCAGAGGGAGCTTCGGACTTGAAAACCGTCTCGGTAGGCTCGTCGCCGGGATCTTCGGCACCAGTTGCAGCGCCTTCAGCGGGCTTGGTGTCGTCTGCGGCTGCGGGCTTGCCGTCACCGCCCTCGCCGCCCGTGTCATCGTCGGCGCCGGCGGCCAGCTCGCGCAGATTCGCTTCCCTCTCGGGACTGCCGGCAATGTGCTCGGCCTCCAGGGCGGCCACTTCTTCTGGCGCCAGGGCGGACAGGTCTTCTTCGGTAAATCCGGGGATGGTGGGTAGCTTGGTCGTCATGGTGCATTCACTCCTGCGAGGTTGTTGGTGATGGTTTCTGGGTCAGGCTGCTCGGATTACCCGGCCGCCAGCTTCTTGATCTGTTCCATTTCGCCCAGCTTCTCCTTGGCTGCGCGCTTGACGTGCTTCATGCGCGTCGGGTCTTTCTCGATCTCCTTGGCCCTGGTCAGGGTGCGCAGGTCGTCTTCGGCCGCCCACTTGTCGTAGGTGGCTGGTTTTGTGTCCTTAGCGGATGCGATTGCGTTGCTCATGTCAAATCTCCACAGAGTTGAGGGAACCACCAGCCAGCACCACGCGCAGCGTGCGGCCGTCGATGGACTTGAAAGCCTGGATGTCGGTGTGCGCCTCGGTGGCGGGAGTGAACTCCTCTCCTTCGGCCAGCTCGGTCAGCGCGCGGGCCTGATCCAGGCGGGTGATGCGGTGGATCACGGGCGCTTCGATTGGCGGATCTTCGGCCACGGTGGGCGCTTCAGGCGCGTCGGTCACAGGCGCGTCTGAAGCTGCATCGGCCAAGGGCTCGACGGACTGATCTGCAGTCGGCTCTGCGGCCTGGGATTGTTCCGTCTGGGGCGATTCGTTGTCTTCGGTCGTGGCTACGCCGGCCAGCATGGCGAAAGCGCCTTTCAGCAGGCCGTTGGTGTTCTTGCTCATAGAGGTATTCCTTGGGGTTGCATGTTGTCGATCCCGGTCTGGGTCTGTATTCCTGCCGCGGCACCGTCACCCAGCTGGGCATCGGGGATGGCAGGCGCTGCCATGGCTGGCGCGTATGTCGCAGGCACTGCTGCTGGGTCAATGGGCGCAGCACCAGGCGCACCGTTCATGTCCTTGAAGCCGGAAGACTTCAGCAGCTCGTCGGCCACTGGTGTGACTGCCGGCATCTGGGTGATGACTTGGGCGGCCTGCATGGCGACATACAGGGCCTTGAGGGTGGTTTCCAGCGTTTGGGCATCCAGCTTGTTGCCGGTGGCCTTGGCGGTGGCGATGTCGGCGTCCAACTTGGCCATCTGGGCTTCCATCTGCTTGCGCGCGACTGCCTTCTGCTCTTCCTGTGCGGCCTGCTGCTCTGGGCTCATGGGCTCATCCGGGTCGTTCATCCCGGTGACGGAGCGAATGCGCTGCAGCACCAGTTGCTTGTTGGGAAGATCGGCCAGCTCGAAGACCACATCCAACAAGGCCAGCACCACCTGGGGCGCCACGGGGCCGATGTTGGACAGCAACTCCATCAGGGACTCGAAGGCGGCCTGCTGCAGGCTCTGTTTCCATGCCTGCTCGCCGATGATGAACTGGGCTTTGCGCGCCGTGATGTCGTTCAGCCTGGTGCCGTCCGGTCCTGGCTGGTTGATGCGCACGTACTCGCGCTTGTGGCGCTCGCCCGCGATGCTGATGATCTTGGGCTGGTCGTAATACTGCTCGATCAGACTGATGGTCAGCTCGCCTTCGAGCTGGCGGGCAAAGAGCTGGTTGTCGAAAAGCTCTGCCGTAAGCTGGCCGCCCTGCTCGGTGCGCTGCTTGAGGGCAATGCCGGACTCGCTTTGGTTGTCGCGGTTCAGGTTCTGGGCGCTGATGCCTGATCCGTTGCGGATCATGGCCTGATCGGCTTGGGCAAGCTGCAGGTGCCCCTGGGCGACATCGTTCTCCCTGTCGGATTTGATCTTGGCGATTCCACCCTTTGCCACCACAGCGAAGCCATCGGCTGCGCGCATCTCGTCGCGGACCTCCTGCGCGGTCATGGATTCCTTGTCGAAGGCATCGGCCTCGGCAATGACCCGGTTGGTGGATAGAACATGCAGGGCCTTGGACATGCGCTTGTTCAGGGCGTCCTGCGGACTGCGCACCGGACGGATCGGTCCGTAGGGCGCATTGTCCTTCTTGCGTCGGTAGGCCCAGACAGGCACGAAGGGAAAGCGGTTGTGCTTGTACGGGCTATCCACATCCAGAAGGATGTGCTTCTCCGTCATGATGGTGCAGCGCATCTTCATTCGGATGCGGTCGAGCGAGGTGGCTCCGCCCCTGGTCTCCTTGGTCGGCTCCTTGTACCAAGCCTCGATCAGCATCACGCGCTCGCGGTTGTTGTTGCTCCAGGCATCCGAGTCGTACATGGCGAACTTGCCAGGCATCGGGGTGGCCGATTCGGTTTCCTCGATGGGCTTGCCGTTCCACCATTCCAGGTAGTGATCGGCATCGCTGGCCACGGCAGAAGACCGAAGCTCGGCCTCCTTGTCGGGGAAGTAGGCGATGGCGATGTCCAGATCAACCGGGCGGAATCGGAACAGGTAGCGGCTGTCCTGCAGGTCGCGGCGCGGGCCCAGGCTGTCGTAGAGCATGTTGCGCCAGCTCTCGGCACGCTGGTAGATGGGCTCGTCCTCTGGGTCCGGGTTGATGCCGATCTCGAGCCAGCCCAAGCCAGCCTTGAAGGTGTCGTCGGCGGCCGCGCTGCGCTCGAAAGCCACACGGTTGACCTCGGCGATGTATTTCAGCAGTTTGGTCTTGGTCTTGGCGTCCTCGTCGGCCTCGGGGCTGTCATCGTGCGCGCTGATGACGTTGAAGTCCACTCGCGTTCTCCGCTCGACACCGATCAGCCAGTCGATCATTGGCTTGATCTCGTTGTAGACCGTAGCGGCCTGTCCGCGCGCCTGAAGCTCGGCGATCTCGTCTGGTGTCCACTGCATCGAGTCGTAGTAGTCCTCGTCCAGCGACATCTGGTAGCGGTTGTGCGCCTGGCGGGCCATTTCCTGGTGGAACCATGACATCAGCTTGGCGTGCTTGTCCTTCTCCTTTTGGGAGGCTGGAAGATTCTGGCCGCCGGTTTGGGCTTCGGTGCGGTAGGTCATCAGATGCTCACCTCGCTGATGGTCTTGTCGTACTGATCCTTCTGCGTGATGTCGATCAGGGCCTCACCCTTGGCAGCCAGGCGAAGCGCGCGAGGTGCTGGTGGCATCATCAGCAGATCGGGGATGTACTTCATCACCGCGTCCACCAGTGTGTGCAGCTCCACCGGCAGCAGGGCCCGGCCCAGCAGTGGCAAAGCCATTCCGCACTCGTACAGGCCCTCGTTGGTTGGCTTGCCGCTTGGGTCGGCGTACTTACCGGCGCTGGACAGGCAGATCCCGAAGACGCCAGCATCCCGGCCGCCAAGGGCACTCCAGATCAGCATGACGGGCTCGCCGTCTTGCTCGTCCCACTCCATTGAGATGACATAGCCCTTGAATTCGTGGATGGCGTGCGAGTTGGCGCCGCCGACACCGAACATTGGGCGCCCGGCGGCACTTACCACGATGGATTGATTGAGGTTCAAGAGGTTCTCCAATTTCTGGCTTGGGGTTTGAGGCGCTCAACCGGCTCACTTGCCTGATAGCCCTGCGCGTGCTGCCGAAAAGCGTCTGCGCCGTTGGATGCCCAGTTGTGCAGTGGATCGGCCTTCCACTGGCCGCGCTTTTCGTCCCATTCGTACTGGTAGCTGTCCAGGCACTTAATGCCTTCGACGCAGGCTTCGGAGTCAATGCGCACGCTCTTCACCATGACGGTGCGGGTCTTGTCGATCCCAATGGAGAGGGACGCCACGCGCGGCACGATCTCGATGTTCTTGACGCCCAAGGCTTCAAGAATCGTCTTGGCGCTCTCGATCTCTTCGCCCTGGCGCTCGGCCTCGCCGTCGTGTGGCAGGTAGTGCCGGCCCCATTTGCTGACGCCGTTGGCTTCGCGCCACTTCTCCAGCTCATCCCACCACTTGCGCAGTCCGGTCTTGGTGCCGTGCATGTAGCCGACGAAGTGGTCCCATGCGCCCACGCGCTGGTGCAGCCAGATGGCCGTGTGGTCGCTCGATCCCAAGTCCCAGAACGTGTTGACGGGCTCCAGCAGATCAATCGGAATGCTGCAAATACGTCCGCGTTCTCGCAGCGTGGTCATTTCCTCTCCATAAATGGCGCCCTCGACGGCCTGCTCGAAGCTCTCTTTGATGGTGGCCGGGTATTCGCGCTTCATGTCGCGCTTGAGGCTGATGCGCTTTTTGACGTACCAGGCGCGCTGCTCTTCGTCGAGTTTGACGCCTGTCTTGGCCTCGACCTCTCGGAAATACTTGCGGTCGGCATCAGTGAAGATCACCCCATCGGCTGAGATTCGGTACTCCGGGCTGTCAAACCACGGGTAGAAGTGCAGTTTGAAGTCCAGCCCGGTCAGAGCGGCCTTGGCCTCTCGGCTCTTGAGTGCCGCATCGCAGATGTCGAAGAACTCTCCGCCGTTGCCCTCGGCGGTGGACTCCACCACGATGACGCCATTCAGCGGGACGGCCTCGAAGGCGCCGGTGACGATCTCGCGGGCCTTCTCGGGGTACTTCTTGGCAATCTTGCCCATCTCGGACACATGCAGGAATTGGACCGTGCCGCCGCGCGCGCTGGTGCCCACGGAGAAGCTGGACCCGTTGGCAAACACCATCTCGCTTGTGGTCTGGCTTTTGAGTGGCCGGTTGGCTTTGATAGTCTCCGGCAGTCGCTCGTAGGCGAAAGCCGCCTTCCTGAACAGTTTTCCCGCATTGGGAAGCGTGTCGGCAATGGTATTTGACGTGAAGTTGTCGTTGAACAGGCACTGGTCCAGTCCAATGATCTGCATCAGGGTGGAGAAACCCTTTTGCCTTGCCTTGAGCACGGCATTGCGCGTGTGCAGGTTGGCGTAGAAATCCAGTTGCTCGGCGTTGGGCTGGAATCGGACGGGCCGACCATCCTTGTCCACGATCCAGTACAGGTTACAAAGCCTCCACAGAGGATCCGAAAGCCCAAGCTGAACATCCTCACGAATCATGAGGCGCCTCCACCAGTCGGCAGGCGGCTTCCCCGAGCTGACAGTTCGGCCAGGAACTGCGCCATGGCATTTCCAGCCGCGGCACCTGGCTGCTCGTTGTCCTTCTTGTACTGGCCGAGAATCTTGGCGGCCTTGTCGAGCGCCGAGTTCTTGTCGGCAATCTTGTATTTCTTGACGTGGCCGATCAGGCGGCGGTCTTCTCCTTGGCCCTCCCACTCCTCCAGAACGTCCAGACCGTTGATGACGGCAGCGGTGTCATCATCCAGTTCGGTAATGGCCAGTGGGCGACCATCAGCAGCAAACATCTTGCGCGGATCAAAGAAGGCGATACGGGCTATCTCACGGGCCACACGCTCTTCCGTCAGCTCCATCCTGGCAAGTCTCTCATCCTGTCGGGCGGCAATCTCCGACTGTTTTTGGGCAAGAATTGAGGCGATTTGAGGTTTTTTTAGGTTTTCTGCCCCCATCGCGTAAGCCGTCTTCGGGCTGTAACCCGCATGGATAGCCGCTTGTGTGGCGTTTCCTGAAATAAGGTATTCCGCTACAAACGCTGCTTGTTTAGGCAGCAATCCATCAATTCGTGAGGTTGGCTCCGCCTGCTTCACCGCACTCTTGATGCGGGTTTTCTTTGGCTTTGCCGTCACCGGTGCACGCTTCACCGCCGCCTTCTTGGCCGGGGTGCTCTTCTTGGCTGCTGGCTTCTTTGGGGTCGCCATCAGGATTGCTGCGCCCGCAGGTACTGGATCGGGGAAAACCACTCGAAAACCCGCCCAGCCACACCGACTCGTCGCAGCTCGCCGCTGTTACTTTGGCCACTCGGAACGGCATTGGCTCGCATCTTGCTCAACCGCGCTCGAAACCCACGGTGCAGGAAACGGTGCCGCCAATGACGATGTTCAGGCCTTTGGTGAACCTGAATGGCAGCTTGTAGTAGGTTCCAGGGGTCGGTGTGAAGACGGCCACAAGGGTCTTGGCGGTTCCGGTGGCGGAATCGTCATAGATGGTGATGGTCGGGGTCGCGCTGGCTGCGCTGACGAATATCCCGCCCAGGCGGCCGTTGCGCTCGCAGATGTTGCCCGAAGCCGATACCTGTTTGGCCTCGAAGCTCTCAATGGTGTTGTCCATTCCTTACCCCGTGATTTGATGTTGCG